GGGGGAAGCGTTAACTAACGCTAGCTAACCCTGTCGATGGTATGACAGGGGTATTACGCCTCACAAGAGAGGTACCTGACCCCAAAAGCAAGGCCACCACGGCAAGTTCCTGCGACCAACGTTCCAGCGGTATCTCTACCGCCGGCTGAGGCCTGAGAACACGTACCCAGTGTATCCCGTTAACACAACGGGCATCCCAAGGTAGTCCGTGGAGGACGACATCTCCGAGCCGACGAGGCCCGGGGAGTTGCAACCGACGAGGTAATAGATTCCTGATCAAACGGAGGACTTTACGGCTCATCCCTATTCGAAAACATGCGTTATGAAACGCATAGATCGAGGAGGGGGAGTCGAGAGGCCCTTTAATCCGAACAGGAGTTACATCTATACCCGAGTGGACGTTACCGCCACAACTCTCGAAAAACGGAGGACTTTTGAAAGACTTCCGTAAATTCGGCGTAAAACCGAACACCGAGAGCAGGTTGCATGCGGAGTCAAAACAGCGTTCCGGAAGAATAATATCATCTCCGAAAACCCAAAGGTCGACACCCGGCGTGAGCCGAAATGCAACAGATAGGAGTGCGCAGAAGATCAGCGATTCCAACTCGAATGTAAAACCGTTCCCCATAGAGGAGAACTTTTCGAGGAGATACCACCGACCTCCACCCTGGGAAGGAACCCAGGTATGTTTTGACCTGCAATCATCAAGTAGTTCGAACCAATCCGGCGGCAAAACCGCGCGGACTAATTCAAGAGCTACAGTGTCACTAGCGCTTGTCAGATCGATCGTCGAAAGACGACGGCTAGCCATCGAGTATAACAACTCTCGGTGGACAAACTGCGCGTCCTTCTCTGCGTACAAATAGCCAGGGAAAAGCTCCCGTGAAACCGGTTTATAGTCCGGTAAACCAATCTGACGCAAGCGATGCTTCAAGAACCGACCGATCCCTAACTGGAGCCAGAGGTTTCCCACTGGTTCTATGGAAATCGGTCGATCCGTCTTCCCGTCCTTGGGAACCGTCGTGAGACGATTCCCCCGGGAAGTCTGAGGGGCACCGAGTCGATCTTTCCAGCGTGCCGCACCCCAAAGGGTGTGGTCATAATGCCATGTGAACAACGTGGCAGCGCTGGGCGTGGTGGTTGGCGTGAGCCATATTTTATCTACTACCGTAGGGTCTGAACCCTCATATTCAACGCATGTACCTGGGCCGAAGCCCCCTTCCAGTGAATCCGGAAGTTTACCGAGCCATCGTGTCATCCTCTTTTTTACCGCGCCAAGAAATTTGGCGTAGCCTGGGTCGTCGGGGCTGATATAGCCTCCCACACCCACGAGAGATGAAATGAACTCATTGGTACGATAACATTGCGTCTCGGCACTGTGCCAGGCGGCAATTGCCGCCTCCTTTCGATTGATGCGTGTGGGCAATGGAGCCTTCCTAAGAAGGTCCACCGCTTGTACGTCCTTTCGAAATTTGAGAGAAGAAAATATTCCCTCTGGATAGTGACGTGGATCAGCATAGCATAACGCAAGCTGATCCCACTCCCGATTCTCAATCCTCAGCCAAACAGCCAAGGATACGGGGGTGTCGAGGTGAGCGAGAAATGCCCTTAAAAGAGAAGCATTAGCGGATAACCACCGTTTCATAATTTTACTCCTATATAACGTAGAGAGAAAACGTCGGTCTTAGGTAGGCGCAAAGCCTTCTTCGATCGACGAACGAACCAGCGTAGAGACACAGAGGTTACCCAACTGTGCCCAAGCTTCTTTCCACTCAGTAGTGGTTAGCTCCTTAGGGAGATAAACC